TATCATATCGAGGGCTCAAAGTGTGATTACAATTACAGATTCAGCAAAAACAAAGATCAAAGATATCCTTTACGAAGAAGGAAACCCCAATTTAGCACTACGTACATTTGTCCAAGGCGGTGGATGTGCAGGTTTCAGCTATGGATTTACCCTAGATGAAGTAGCAAACGAAGACGATTTTGAAATTCCATTAGATGAATTTAAACTACTTGTGGATGCCATGAGTATGACATATCTAAATGGTGCAGTGATAGATTATAAAGAAGAGCTAATGGGTAGCAATTTTACTATAAAGAATCCTAACGCAACAAACACATGCGGCTGCGGAAGCAGTTTTGGAGTATAAAAGATGACACAACAAATTATTGATATTGGTATACAAGGTAATGACGGTACTGGCGACAGTATTCGTGAATCGTTTAATAAGGTTAATGCTAACTTTAACGAACTGTATGCTGTATTTGGTGTTGGTGGATTTATTAAATTTGGCAACTTAGCAGATGCTCCAGGTTCTGCAGGATTTACACTTACCACAGTAAGTGCTAACGGATCACAAGTTACCTATTATTTTACCAATCCTAATCCAGGTCTGGGTCTACCATTTAATATTAATCAAAACGTTGCTATTACAGGCTGTAATCCAACCGGCTATAATGGTAATTTTATCATAACATCTGCAACTACTACCAGTATTACAGTTAATAATACAACCACTGGCACACTTACAACTAACGGTATTGTTAAAGGTCAAAGCTATAGTGCTAACCAAGTTATTATGGCTAGCACAACTGGTAACAGTTTAACAGCTCGTAATCTTGTAGCTGGTACTGGAATTACAATTGACACTACTAGCAACCAACAGGTTAAAATTACCAGTACTGCGGCTGGTCTTATTGCAGATCCTGCGCCAAGTATGGGTGCTCCAATTAATGCAAACTTGTTTACTATTGGCCGTTTGGCTGATCCAAGTGCGTCGTTGGTGGCAACATTCAATGCTGTGTATGCCAACCAGGGTATTACTACAACACTAGGGCAATTACCTGTTACAGTTAACTATGCTAACAACAATTTCCTACAAACTATTAACGGTACAGTTGCAGGAGCCCTGCGTGTACGTGCAATGCCAACTACTCCACAAACAACTGACCCAGATTACAATGCTAATCTAAGCGGTAACTATGTAGCTACAGAAGCTGTCCAACGTCAACATGCAGTATTGCGTGATGGCGATAGTATGACTGGTACGTTAGAGTTGAGTGACCATCCTGGAAGCATGAGTGGATTTGGTATCAGAAACGGCAGCGATGACTTACAAGCCGCAACTAAATTTTATGTTGATAACAATACACATTACAGTGGTACAAATTTATATGTAAGTACAGGTGGCGATGATACGCAACGTAATGTACCGGCTGGACGTAACGGCCGTGCTCCACAATATGCTTATAAAACTGTTGGTGCCGCACTGCTTCAAGCACAGAATTTAATCAGTACAGCATTTACAGAACCTGGTCCATATCGCCAAACACTTGCATATACTATTGGCCCAACACAATATAAGAGTCAAATTACCAGTGTATCATTCACTGGGGGCAATTATGCTTTGCAAGAATATTTGGATGCCGCTAGCTTATTAGAATCCAATAAAAAATTCATCCAAGCAGAAACTATTGCCTACTTGAATCAAAAATATGTTAACACATTCACATTCGACCAAACTCGTTACAGAAATATTTTCCAAAATATTATCAACGGTATCGGTTACGACCTTGCATTAGGTACAAATTTTAATAGTACTACACAAGCTAGTATTTTATTTGACAGTTACAATAGTGATGTAAGTAGTGCTGTTGCACAGATTACTGCGGCACTTAATTATATTCAAACTGAAGTCACTGCCTATTCTTATAGTACAGCTAATTTACAAACTTACATTAGTAAAGTTATTAGCGCTCTGTGCTATGATTTAGAGCTTGGTAGCAACTTCCAAAGTATTCAAGTTGCTTTAGGATTCAAGTACGCCAATACTGGACTAAGCACTAGTGCAACTCTTATTAATCAAGCAGTTACAGCTACAACAGGTCTTGCCAGTTCGACTATTGGTTCTATAGTAGGAACTACTATGACCATTACCGGTAGTATTATTGGTACATTTACTATTGGTATGGTTATTACCGGAACTGGAGTTTCTAGTACTGTTACTATTACTGGTTTTGGAACTGCTAATGGCGGTGTAGGTACATATACTGTTAGCAATCCAGGTAACGTAACAGTTACATCTACACCGCAAAATCCAGTTACACTAACTGGAACAAGTAATAGAATTACTATAGCTAGTACATTAGGTATGGTAGTTGGTAACCCAATTATATTCACTGGAACTAGTTTTGGTAATATTATTTCTGGCTACACTTATTATATTACTAATATTATCGACGGCTCAACAATTCAAGTTAGCAGTCAGCCTAACGGAACTGTTCTAGGTCTAGCAACTGCTACTGGTAGTATGGAAGCTAACACTACTGGCCTTAGTGAAATTGCCGGTGTATTGACCAATTTAGCCGCTACAATTAATTCCTCTGTGGCAGCCGTATCTGCTAGTACAAGTATTCAAGCAAGTGTTACTACAATTATTAACAATATAATTAATCAAATTGTTACTGGAGTAATACCTACACCAACATTCCCTGGAATTTCAGGAACTACAACAACAGGACAAGCTAGTGCTGTAACATTATTGTTAGACAACATTTCATTTATACAAGCTGAAATTGTTGCCTACTTACTAGCTAACTATCCTACACTAACCTATAGTCAAACAACTTGCCAACGAGATGTAAAATATATTGTATGGGCACTATGTTATGATTTAATGTATGGTGGTAACACTCAAAGTGTATATGCTGGTTTACAATATTGGATCAATAGCACATACCAAATTCAAAGCTATGAGCAAGCCGGTACAGTAGCCGCAATTGGTTATATCAATACACTAGCACAGGCTATTATCAACAACAATGCTCCAGTTACGCTATATCAAACTGGCGTAATTCAATATGCTAATAGCACATTAACAGGCGGTAGTGTTGCCGGTACTAGCATTAATACTAACATCGGTACAATACAAGGTATTGTTAATAGCGTAAGTCAGCCAAATCCAAGTGTTAGCGCGATAACTGCCACTAGTGGAGTAAGCACATCGTTAACCACTGCGGCTACTCAAATACTGGCGGCGGCAACTACATTAGAATCTAGTGCTGTAACTTATGTAAATTCTAATTATCCGATCATTAATAGTAGTCTACAACAAACTACTATTACTACATTAATCAATACTATTTTAAATTTAATCAAGAATGGTATCAGTAGTCGTACTACTCCAACATTTACAAATCCAAGCGGATTAAGCAGTAGTGCAGGCCATGCACAAGCGGCTATTATAGCTAACATACCATTTATTACTGCCGAAGTAAACGCATGGATCAATGCTAACTATTCAAGTGTTAGTTACAGCACTACAAGTAGTATACGAGATGTAACTTATGTACTAGAAGCTATTGCTTATGATATAACTTATGGTGGCAATAGCGCAACTACTCAAGCGGCTAACCAGTATATTGCCAATAATACTAGCCAACTAGCTAGTGGTCATATAGCGGCTTGTGTTGCAGGTTTAGGTCATGCATTGAATGTAACTACAACTGTTGTTAGTAACAGTTCTGTAGTTCCAACAAGCGGCAATTATCTTGCTACAACAGGAGCAAGTGGTAGTGGTACTGTTGCTACATTAACATTTGCTACTCAATCAGTTGCTCCATACAGTATTGGTCAAGTTATTACTGTTCAAGGTATGACTCCAACTGGCTACAACGGATTCTGGACTGTTACAAACTGTACAACATCTAGTGTAAGTTTTGCCAACAGTACTATTGGTAGTCAAAGTGTTGCCGGTAAAATTACTAACCAAGCACAAAATGCTAGTTGGGCCGATGGCAGTGGTCAATCAACAACTGTTACTAATTTATTCAATATAGTAACTGGTGTTATCAATAATCAATCACCGGCCGCACCTACATACCCGACTATATCAAATACAAATACTGCTTACACAACATTTAACCTACTTGAGAATAATTCTTATACTCTTGCTAGCGGTGTTGTCAGCTATCTATCATCTACATTTGCTGGCGGGTTTAGTTATAATCAAGCTACTTGCTATCGTGATATCGGATATATCATCGACGGACAAGTGATCGATCTATTAACAGACGGCACATATCAATCAATTACTGCTGGTAAGAGTTACTATAAAAATGTAAGTGCTAAGGCAGTAGCGATTGGCACACAATTAACAGAAACATTAGATGGTATTAGTTTTGCTCAGTTGCTGGCTTTACAAGTATTGAACCAGACTACACAGACTCGTTATCAAACTCTAGTTACACAAGTAACTGATAACACTAAGAATGCTACATTATCTGGTACGCCTGCAACAGCAACTTATGTCAGCAACTCAACTACTACACTAACATTGTCTGCGGTAAGTGGAACTATTGTTCCTGGTATGATAATAACTGGTGGTGGATTCACTAACAGTACACCTGTAACTGTAACAGCCGTTACAAGTTCAGTAACAGTATCTATCAACGCGGCACCAGCAGGAACATTTAGTGGTAGCCCTACACTGACATTTACAGCTAGCCCGATTACAGAATTTAATGCTAATATGAATACTATCATTAGCATTATTAAAAATGGTATTGGTGCGGCTCCTGCTCCAAGTTTTGGTAGTGGTTATTATACATTAACATTTGATAACGGCGGAAATGGTTTCGTCGACCAAGGCGAGCCAGGTGCTAATCACATTATTCCAGGTAAGATTATGGTGGGCGATACTGGCGGCGCATATGGTCAGATTGTTAACTATACCGCAGGTACTAGTGTCAACTATGATACTGTAACCTTAAACATGACAAGACCTGGATTTTTCCAGTTTGTTTCTACTACTGCTACAGGCTCTAGCGGTTCTTACACTATTACTGTAGCAAGTACAACTTATACAACCAGTTATAACGCAACGTCTACCATTACAATTGGCATGGGCATTTATACAGCTGGTTTAGGTATTACTAAAGGTACTACTGTAACTAATATAGCAGGTAATACTGTTACATTGAGCTTGCCAATTACCAGCAACATGAGTACTCAAGCAGTATCATTTGGTGAACAATTAGATTTCGGTGAGCAAGTTGCAGATCAAAATATTACTGTGTTTGTTGAAAGTGGTATTTACTATGAAGATTATCCATTAAAACTTTCAGCTAACGTAACTATTCGCGGCGATGACTTCCGTCGTACAATTATTCGACCATTAAATCGTATTAGTCAAAGTCCATGGCGCAGTGTATTCTTCTATCGTGACAGCGTTATCGACGGATTACAAATTGGTCTAATTAATTTTAGTGGTACTGATTATGCCGCAGTGGCTAATACTACTGCTACAATTAGCGGAACAACTGGTAACATTACAATTACATTAGGTGCAGGACAAACTGCTCCGCAGGCTTGGATTGGATTTGTTATTACTGATGGCACTGCTGAATCGGCAAGCGGTGGTACAAGTTCTTATGACGGAGTAAGCCCTCCAGGTAAGGCAGTAGTTAATACTGTCAGCGGTAATGTATTGAACTGTACTATTATCTATCCATTCCCAGCTATAACTACATACGCAACAGGTCAATGGCATGTATACAATACATTAAATTACGGACGTCATTATCTAAGTAACCCATTGGATGTTAATAGCACTCCATTGAATAACACTCAGATGGATGTGTTCTTAGTTAACGATGCTACTCGTGTTAAGTTAATTACAGCACAAGGCCATAATGGATTTATGATGGTGCTTGACCCAGAAGGTCAGATCAAAACTAAATCACCTTATGCTCAAGAATCAGCTAGCTTTGCTGGTAGTATTAACCGTCAACACTTTGCAGGCGGACAATTTATTGACGGATTTGCTGGCAGACTATTTGGTACCATTACTAATATCAGTAACTCGGGATATCAGATTACAGTCTCTGGATCATTAAACAGTGGTCTCGATGTTCGTCCTCCGCAAACACCAACAGCATTCTATACACAAGGTAATCGTTATCAAGTTAATAATGTAATCAGCTGGAATAGTAGTACCTATAATGCAGTTTTACAATTAGATTCTAGCACACCTTTCTATCCAGCAAGTGTTTACAGTAACAGTACACTAACAACTGATGTTCAAAATGCGTTAGTTGCAGTAGCATATGATATGGCTACCAATAGTACTGCTACAATGACTGGCAGTTCTATTAGTGGAACAACTTTAACTGTTGGTACACTAACAGCTGGTACAATTTATGTTGGTATGTATTTGACAGGAGGTTCTCAATTAACTGCTGGAACTTACATTACAGGACAAATTAGTGCAGGCAGTGGTAACGGTAGCACATGGACCATAAACAAGAGCTATAGTGGATTCACTACAACAACAATTACCGGTACATTATACGGAAATTATAAGAGTGCTTTCCGAGGAATATATTATACCAATCCTAACTATGCTGTCACAGCATTGAGTCAACAACTATTAACTCAAGCATTTAGTTATGCAGGAACACAAGCATCAACCTTAGGCTTAACCACATTAGATAATTTATCTGTGCAGTCTAATATAGCAATCATTAATAACATTGTTAATAATGCGATTGCTGGTTCAAGTACTCAAAGTTCTAGCGTACCAGCATTACAATTTCCAATTCCAAATGGTAGCACAGCTAGTAGCGACAATGTATTAGCCGCAAGAATATTGCAGGCTAATAGAAGTTTCTTACAAAACGAATCTACCGCTTATATTGCGGCTAATAATAACGTAGGTGCTGTAGCTGGTTATAGCTCATTAAAAGTACAACGTGATATAGGATATATTGTTGATGCTCTAACATACGATTTATTGTATGCAGGAAATAGCAGTATATGGGATGTTGCATTGACATATTGGTATAATGGTGTAAGTCAACTAACTGGCGGCAGCTTATCTTTATACACTAGTGCGTTTTCTCGTATTGCAGGTATCCTAAGTAACTTATTTGGTAATACTACTATATCAGTGTCAACTGGTAATACTGCAACACAAATTAAAACACTAACTGCGCCAGCAAGTCCAAGTACACAAGCTAGCACAGCTTCTAGTTTGATTACCAATGTACTAAGTTATTATGTAACTAATGGTGTATTCCAAAGCGGGTATAATACAAAGACATATCCAACTTATGCGTTGAATACTGCAACCACAACAGACTTTAATAAGATAGTTACATCAGGTTCTACACTTGGTTCTTTAGCAAATACTATTGTATCTAATACAATTAGCTATGTGAACAATGGTGCTGGTATTGTAATTAATTTAGAAACTGCTGGTAATCGTAGTATGTTGGCTAATGACTTTACACAAATTAACGATTTAGGTTATGGTATTTTGTGTACTAACGCTGGTTTAACAGAACAAGTTTCAACATTTACTTACTATTGCTATACAGCATATTGGGCGCTGAACGGCGGACAGATTCGTTCTGTAGCTGGTTCAAATGCACAAGGTGTATATGGTTTGCGTGGTTCAGGAAGCGACGTTACTGAATTGCCAAATGCTGTTAACTTATCTTATGACATGGTACAAAGTGCTCGTGTGTATAAGGAAGGTTCATATGCTACAACAATGACTGTTAACGGAACTACACAACAGTTAAATGTATACATCATTGGGTATCAATATGCACCAGCTAATATTAGTGAATTAGAAATTGATCACACATTAGCAGGTGGTGGCATTGTTCGTTATGAAATTAGTACTATTTCACATACACCTGTTACAATTAATGGACAGAATGTATTACAATTAACTTTAAGTACTAGCGGTGATAACCAAACTAGCACTAACGGATTGGCTTATACACTTTACGATGGACAGATTGTTACCATTCGTGTACTACAGAATATTAAATTCTATAATATTAGTAACGTAAAACCAGTTCGTCCAAGTACTGCGTTACAGTATACCAATAACTTATCAAGCATTTATCGTATTGTTGCTTATAACTTAATTGAATCTACTGGTGAAACACTGCCAGCGCATATTGCTATCCTAACAATGGATACCAGTTTTGCCTACTATAAACTTAGCGTTGATACTACTAACATGTACAATGCTGATCCAATACTAACCACTGCTACTGCTACCGCAGTACAAAGTGCAAGTACTACTACAAGTTTAGCAGTATTAACTTCAAGTATCAGCGGAACTATCAGTAACGGATTATACATCGGTGGTTATGGATTTAATGGACAAAAAGTAACTGGTACTAGTATATCAGGTAGCAATACTATTGTTACATTTAGCGGCAACGCATGTACTATTGTTCCTGTAGGTCCTGTATTTTTCTCAGCTACTACTCAAGGTTCTTTACTTGGTGATAATAAGATTAGTATTTTACAGATCAGTGATTTACCAACTATTAGTCAACTTAATACTGGAACTTATGTGTTTGGCTGGAATGGTCGTACACATCGTATTATTCAATATGTACAACCTACTACTGTAGCTACTGGTGTGTTTACAACTGGAAGTACTAGCAGTTATACTCTAGTTGTTAGCCAGTTAGCTGGTACTATTACTGTTGGTATGATTGTAACAGGTTCTGGTTTTAATGGAACACAAACTGTTAGCAGTTTTACAACTTCAGTAGTGTCCGGTACAAGTAATGTTACAGCAACTATTACATTAAGTGCTTATCCGTCAAGCACACCAAATGCCGGTTCTATCATTACATTTGGTGGTGCTAATGTTTCAGGTTACTTACAAATAGATCCAAATCCAGTTAACAACATTGGAGCGACTGGTACTGGTGTAAGTTCTATGACTTATGTAAGTAACACATTAGAAACAGGCAGTACTACAAGTAAGGTTGTAACTTATAACATATCTAGTAACAGCTTGTTGGCGTATCCTCCAGTGGATAGTTATTTGACTATTGCAGGTAATGCTAACTCAAACTATAACGGAAGTTATCAGATTGCCGGTGTATCTAACTATACAACTATTACCTTAAACGGTACTACTTATACCACTACTAATTTGACAGCTGGTATGATTGTAAGCACTACTACTACTGGTGCGTTTATTCCAACTAATACTAGTACACCAAGTGGCGTGGCTATTATTCAAAGTATTATTAGTAGTACGCAATTTACTGTTAGCCCAGCTTGCTGGATTCCAAGTAATACAACATTAACTTGCCAAGCTGTTAGTACAGTTACCAGCATTAACATTACCAATGCAGGTAGTGGATATAGTGTTGCTCCAACACTAACATTCAGTGGTGGCGGGGCTACAACACAAGCTATTGGTACAGTAACTATTAACAATGCTGGTAATATTATTGGAGCAACTGTAGTAAGTCCAGGTGTTGGTTATACTAGTGCTCCAACTATTACTCTTAGCGGTTCAAGCGGTAGTGTAGTAAGTACAACTAGCGGAACAAATACTATCTTGTTATCAGCTACAACTGGTATGATTCAAGGTACTATTATTCAATTTAGTGGTACAACATTTGGCGGTTTAGTAGGTGGTGGATTCAGCGGAACTGTTACTGCAACTGCTACTAGTGGTAATATTCTAACACTAAACACAACTAACAACCTAGCTCTTGGACAACCAATACAGTTCAGCGGAACCATTGTTGGTGGTCCAGTATTGGGTGTTACTTACTATATCTTAAGTATTAGCGGAAATAATATCACTATTACTTCTATATCAGGAAGTAGCACACCATTTACTATTACTAGTAACAACTCTGGATTAACCAGCATGAGCTGGTATACTCCATATACCAATTACTATGTGGCGGCTGTTAACGGCAACAACATTCAAGTTGCGGCTACATACGCAAATGCTATTTTATCTACACCAGTTGTTATATCATTAACAACAGGTAGCGGTGCAAGCATGACATGGAGTTTACCAGGTAATGCTGTATTAACTCCAGTATTGTCAAGTAATCCTCAATATGTTGTTGCCAACGCTAGCAGTACAAATACTATCCAAGCAAGTGTACTGTATCCAACTGATCCTGGTACAACTGGTAACGTAACAGCTAGTACATCAGGAACTCCTGGTACATTGACTCTAAGTACTGTAAGCAACTTGCAAATAGGCGATGATATTACATTTACTAGTGCTGGTACATTTGCTGGTGTTGTAAGTCCTGCTACTGTAGCCGCTGGATCATTTACAACTGGTCAAAGCTATACCATTGTAACAATTGGTACTACGGACTTTACTGCAATTGGTGCTACAGCTAACGTAGTTGGATTTACATTCACAGCAACTGGCGCTGGCGCTGGTACTGGTACTGCAAAAGTCTTGTATTATATCACAGGTATTAGTGGTAGTAACATTAATATTGCTACAACTAAAGGCGGTTCAAGTCTTTCAACTATTACAACTGTGGGCAGTATTGCAAGTACAACATTCTATAGTTCAGCATTTAACTATGGAACTAGTTTCACAGTAACTGGATTTACAAGTAGTACAGCTACAACTGCTGGTACTTATGGTGGACAGACTTATACCAATGCACCATACTTAGTAATATTAACAATTAGTGGCGGTGTTGCTCCAACACCTAGTGCTTGGTACTACGTAGCTGGTAACAGTAATGCGCTATTCAACGGTTACTACTACTGTACTGCTAGTTCGACAACTAATATCACATTGTTGTATCCATTTAGTCCAACTGCTAACGGCGGTTCATATGGTAGCGGTACTACGACTGTTACTAAAGAACCAACTAATGGTTCAAGTACTAGTTTAGGTATTAGTAAACCATTTAATCCTAACCAAAGTATAACTTTACGTGCAGGTTATCCAGCTAACGGTGGTGGACAAATTACTGTTCGTATTAGTACTTGCCGTGCTACAGGACATGACTTCCTAGCTATTGGTACTGGTGGATTTATTACTACTAACTATCCAAACCAAATTTATGGTAATGCTGTTATTCCAGCGGCGCAGGGCAATCAAGTTTTAGAAGAAACTACAGGTCGTGTGTTCTATGTATCAACAGACGAAAACGGTATTTTCAAAGTAGGTAGATTCTTTAGCGTTGACCAAGGTACTGGTACTGTTACATTCTCAGCTAGTATTGCGTTAAGTAACTTAGACGGTTTAGGATTTAAGAAAGGTGTTGTTGTTACTCAGTTCTCAACTGATTCGACAATGACTGGTAATGCCGCAGACGTTGTACCTGTACAATCAGCTATTCGTACATTCGTAGACTACAGATTGGGTCTTGACTATACTGGTAATACTGTGGCATCTGCTAGCTTAATTGGCCCTGGATACTTGCCATTGAACGGTGTGTTAGCAATGAAAGGTAACTTGAATATGGCAAGTTACAACATTGGTAACTTAACCATGGTGTCCAGTGGTACTAGTCAGTATGACGGTGTTAACAGAGGTTATGTAGATTCATTATCTAACGCTGTTAATAATGTTTACAAACTATCAGATGTTGCAATCAAAGCCAGTGGTAACTATAGTGCATTTGGCCTAAGTCCAATTACTATTACTGTTACAAACGTTTTTGGAACTGTATTGCCTGGAATGTATGTAAATAGTTCTAATAATTCGTTTACTAACGGACAATATGTAGTTTCAGTATCAACTACTGCTGGCAACATTTACACAGGTGCTACAGTTGTTGCTACATTAAGTGCAAGCTATAACAATCTTACACCAAGTGGTACTATTACATTTAGTAATCAAGCCGCTGGTAACTTTATGGTGTATGACAGTGTACTAAGTCAGTGGACCAACATTGCTCCTCCGACTGGTACAGCAAATGGTAATCAAGTTGCCATTACATTCACTCATGGCACACCTGGCTACCTAACATCAACTATTCAGTCTGGCGTAATTGTTGATAGCATGGTTAGTGCATCTGCATCAATACAGCAAAGCAAATTGTCTATGCAGGCCGCTAATAATGCGCTTGCAACTGCTCCAGTTGCATATACTCAAAGTAGTTTAGGTCTATCAACATTTAACAGCAATGCATTTACTGTTACATTTGGTTGGGTTGATCATTTAACTAGTACAAGCACAACTACCGGTATTACTTTAAACAAACTTGCTTACATAAGCAGTGGATATGTGTTGGGTAATCGTAGCGGTAGCGCCGCAAGTCCTGGATTAATTACTCCTGCTAATGTAATTACAGATGGTGGTGGTATATTCCAATCATCATTCAGCGGTAGCGGTGTATTCACTCAAACTGGATCTGGCGCTGGTTATTCTATTACTAGTGTTACTACAAGTGGTGCAAACAGTTCAATAGTTAAGACAGATCCAAACGGTAACATTTATGCCTCAAGTGCATACTATGCCGCTGGTGCCAAAGTCATTAATAGTTCTGGTAGTACAGTAACTTACTACACACCTGGACAATTTGCTACAATTACTACTACTGATACTAGTGGTAGTGCTACAACAACTATCAATGGTATACTAAGCGTTCCTGGTACACTTGTTTCATCAACTATTGAATCAAGTCAAACAGCTGGACAACCTGGATCATTGACAGGTCTATGGTCAATAGGATCAGGAAGTTCACTTACTTTCTCTGGATCTGCTACATTACAATCAAATAACTTAACTACTGGAGGAAGCGGCACTGCTGGTTCGTTCACTGGTTTATGGACATTTAACCAAACAGCAACTGGTACAAACTTTACAGGTACTGGAACACAAAGTGGTACATTCTACGGAAGTGGTAGCGTTGGAGGTTCAAGCGGTGTTGGTTTATATGTGTACGGTAATGGTTCATCTGGCAGTATTATGGCATTCCATCGTCCAGGTAACTATGCTATTAACATGGGTCTAGACAGCGATAACGTACTACGTATTGGTGGTTGGAGCGATGGTGCTAATTCATATCGTTTAGAACTATCTGCTGGTGGTAATTTAAAAACTGCCGGAACACACACTACTGGTGCGTTAACAACATCAACTATATCAGCAAATGGAACTTATAATGGTTCTTATTACACTGGCACAATCAACGGTGCATGGAGTCTGAATGGTACATTCCAAGCAACTTACGCTGACTTGGCTGAATACTATGAAGGCGACCAAGATTACGAACCAGGAACAGTTTTAGTATTTGGCGGAGACAAAGAAGTCACAACAACTACTCAACTCAATGATACTCGTAGTGCCGGTGTTGTAACAACTAATCCTGCTTATGTTATGAATCAAGAACAAACAGGTATCAAAGTTTGTATTGCACTAGCAGGTCGTGTACCAGTCAAAGTAGTTGGTCGTGTTAAGAAAGGTGACATGTTGACTACAAGTGCTACCGCAGGATACGCTGTTAAGGCACTAACACCAACACTAGGTTCTATCATTGGTAAGGCTTTAGAAGATAAAGATTACGGTGAAGCCGGAGTTATCCAAGTAGCTATAGGAAGAGTATAATGGCACAGCAAACTATAAACATTGGCTCCGGCCCAAACGATTCCACTGGGGATCCGATACGTACTGCGTTCAGTAAAGTAAACAACAACTTTAATGATTTGTATCCTCAGACCACGCCTCCTACACACAGTACAGGTAAATCTGGAGATACTGCTGGTATGATGGCTTTCGATGGAACTTATATCTACTATTGCACAGCATCTTATACCACAGGAACAGCTAATATTTGGGTGCGACAAACATATCCAAGCGGAACTTGGTAAATACTAAAACGAGTAGAATAATATGGCACAACAAATAATCAATTTAGGAACATACGCAAACGACGGTACAGGAGACGATTTACGTACGGCTTTTACCAAAGTTACTGCTAATTTTACCGATTTATATACTCAGCTTGCTAGTTTAAATGGACAAAATATTGGTTCAGGGCAAGGAATTTTTTCAGCAGATACAGCTGGAATAATGAGTTTTAAATCAATCACTGGCAGCGGTAGCATCCAAGTAACATCCACAGCCGATACTGTTAACATTGCCAGCACAGCAATGACAAATGTAGTAAACGATACAGCGCCGCACTTGGGTGGAAATTTAATTCTAAATGGTTATAACATCACTGGAACAGGAGATGTAGAAACTACAGTTTGGGGCATTGACATCAGAACCCTAAACACTCAGATACAAACTGCGTTGACAACAGGTTTTGGAGATCAAGGAACTTACAGCGCACCATTAAATAATTTTGATTTAGGAACCTTTTAAGGTAGGAGAAATATATGGCATTGCAATTAAGAAGAGGGACAAACGCTAATAGACTTACTATTACTCCCGCCCAAGGTGAACCAGTATACAACACTGATACAAAAACATTATACATTGGTGATGGTATAACAGCTGGAGGTAATGCAGTAAGTCCTGTTACCACTGTAAACGGATTAACAGGCAATGTATCGCTAACTACTGATACAGTTGGCGAAGGTTCGCATAACGAATATTTTACCAGTACTCGTGCTATTGATGCGGTAGGTGTTGCATTGGCCGCAGGTACATTATCTGGTTTAGCAATTAGTTATAACAGTACTACTCATACTATTTCTATTACAAATACCAATAGCGTTGCTTCAGGTACTAGTGGTGCATTAGCTTATTATGCTAGTGCTGGAACTGCATTGTCTGCTAGTCAAAGTATTGTGTGGAGCGAAACTGGTAATAACCTAAATATTAATAATGGTAATTTTAGTGTTATTGCTAACTATTCAAATTCACAGTTGATGACATTATCAACTTATGCATCAGACGCATTTAACAACGTATTTGCATGGAGAAGAGCTAGAGGAACTAACGTTACTCCAGCGGCAGTGCAAAGCGGTGATACATTTGGTATGTTCCAATTTTTAGGTTACGATGGTTCAACTTTTAAATTATCTGGAAGTATCTATGGTGGTGTTCCTACTACTGTCAGCACTGGTATTGTAACTGGATTACTAAGTTTTAGTACCGCAGATTCAACTGGTACAGATCAAACTCGTGTACGTATTGATTATACAGGACGATTGATTATTGGACCTTATCTAAGCTCAGATTCTACTAGTGGTGGTATTACTCTACGTCAGACTATAACTAGTAGCGGTACTAGTTCTATAGGTGTTAGAAATTATTTTAACGATGCATTTGGTGCTTACATTACACTTGATAAGTTTAGAGGAACTTATGCTTCTTGGTCTACTGTGCAAAATGGAGATCAGTTAGGTCAAATTGCATCAAGTGGTGCAACTTCTAACGGTACTACATCAAGCCTTACTAATGTGGCTAAGGCAGCTTCTATTACATTCAACGTAGATGCCGCGCCTACTACAGGTATTATTCCAGGCAATATTATATTTTCAACAGCTAATAGTAGTGGTGTATTAACACAAGCTCTAAAGATTGATCGCAATCAACAATCAACTTACAGTGGTAATGTGGTTGTTAACGGTAACTTAACTGTTAACGGTACAACTGTTACTGTAAACTCTAATGTACTTAACGTTGAAGATAAAGTTATTAACTTAGCTTACACTCCTGCAGGCATAGTTAGCGCAACTGGTACAGTTGGTACTATTACAGGTACTGGCCCTTGGACAGCAACTATCACTGGTATGACATCCACTGCTGGTTTAAATGTAGGCGAAGCTATTACTGCAACAGCAGGTACAGGTACATTATATGGCGGATCACCAAGTAGTTGTCTAGTTGCTAGTATTGTAAGTTCAACTAGCATTACATATACAGTTACTGGCGGTACTATACCAACAGCAGGAACTATTACAAATATCACTGGCGGTGGACCAACAGATAATACAGCAAGTGGTAGCGGAGTACTAGTTTATGGTACAAGTAATAAATCAATTACTTGGACTTCTTCAGCTACAACTGGTGGTTCAAATACAGGTTACTGGAATAGTACAGACAACTTAAATTTAAATGGTTCTAGTTTAGGTTATTATATTAACGGATCTAGTGTATTAACTACAGGATCTATATTATCCAATGTAACTGGCTCAATCAATGTTGGTGCTATTACATGGTCCGGATCAGGAAATTCAGCACTGATAATCAACAATGGTGCTTTGCAATTTAGTAGTGCTAGCTCGGTAGCGGCTGCTGGTACAAATCAAGGTACTGCTACACAATTATATGCTGACAACAACTTTATAACCAGTGGTACTGGTGGCGTTATATTGCCTGCGGCTACTACAGGACGCGAAGTTTCAGTTACTAACAACACAGGTGCGGCAATTAATGTGTATCCACAAGGTACACATACTATTGAAAGTGGTGGTGCTGGTGTGCCAACTGTATTGCCTAATTTGGCTACAATTAGTGTGATGGCAAAATCAGGCAACAACTGGTGGACTATTCAGCCAGTTTATAATCCTAGCAATAATATTACAATTACTCAAAGTGCTAACGGTACTGTAACATGGGGATTAGCAACAACACCAAGCGTTACTGGTATAACACTAGCAACTAGCGGAGTATTTACAGGCGATTTTGATAATGCTACATTTGCAAATCGTACAGTATTCACAACTAAAACAACTAATGCATCAACTGGTATATATGCTGTACCTAATGGCACAAACACAGCGGCAAGCTGGCAAGCACTAAACAATAGTAATCCTACAAATGCAAGCAAGATTTTAATCGCAACCAACGGTTCAACCGATGTACAGCTTGTATCAGGTATCAATGGCTCTGGCACATACTTACCATTGAGTTTTTATAACAATGGTGTACAACAGATGCAATTGGCAGTTAATGGCTCATTAGGATTTACTAATCCAACATTAACTACATCAAGTACTGGTACAGTAAGTTTGTTTACAACGACAACAACAGCGATCACATTAGGATCAAGTACAGCACCCGTAACAGCATTTGCCGCGACAGCCACAACATCAAGTACTTCCGCAAGTTTAGGCTACTTAGGTATGCCACAACAGAGTAAGTCGGGCGCTTACACAACTGTTATCGGCGACCAAGGCAAACACATTTATGTGACTGCTACGGCAACTATTACCATTGACTCCAATGCCAACGTAGCATATCCGATTGGAACAACTATTGCGTTTATTGCTGGTACTGGTGCAACGGTTACTATTGCTATTACATCAGATACAATGTATTTGGGCGGCACAGGTACAACAGGTTCACGCACACTAGCCGCATACGGTATGGCCACTGCGGTTAAAGTTGCAGCCACAACATGGTTCATTAACGGAACAGGACTAACCTAATATGACTGGTATAATGATGCACAACATGAGCCACAAAGGTGGCCCGGCTCCTGTTACTTTAGTCTTTAATTTAGATGCGGCAAACTATTCTGCTGTGCCTACAAATGCGTCAACTGACGCAACTGGCAATTTTACATTGACTGTTAGCAATACCAATGGTAGAATAACTTGGAGCAGTGATAATGGTGGAGTATTTAGAAGCGCCTACATTGGTGATGCCATGGGCGACTATATTGCCGGTGGACCAAACTACGGTTCTGGCAATCAAAGTTTTACAATATTCATAGCATATAAGTTGGCCACATCAAGCTCGGGACGTTTGCTCAACACCAATAACGAAACGCTTGGCGATTTTGTTATGGGCTCATACAACGGTCATCCAAAAGTTTATTTTACTGGTGCTCAAAGTATCAATTTGTCCAGTGTGACAGCAGACACAGTTTGGCACTTGGACTGGGCAACATTTAACCGGACCACAGGTGTAGCCAAC